GTGTCCCAACATCGGGCGCAGTTGGGTTGTCGCGGTTCGGGCGCCGACGGGAATTCTCCGGCGGCGACACGCTCATGGTTTTCGAGAACCCACTTCAGCGTCGCGCGGAAGCCGCGGGGACACTGCTCGGTCGCCACCTGGCCCGTCAAAAAAAGCGCTTTGCTGGCGGCGATGAAGACCCTGCGCCAGTAATCGGGGTCAGGTTCCTCAGCCATCGCGGCTTCAGCAATCGCCTCGAGATCGGCGTTCATCCGTTTCGGCGTCTTGGCGAGCAGGCCTCGGTGCTCGTTCCAGAGTGCGGCCAGGGCGGCGGGTGTGAAGGCGTTCGGATCGGCGGTCGCGCGCGCGGGCGCGTTTGTTGTTGTTGTTTTATTATTTATATATTTATTCTCTTCTCTAACAACAACAACACAAGGCAGAGCTGTGGCATTGGCACTGGCATGCCCCGGGCACGCCTCAGGCAATGGCTGTGGCAGTGCCTGTGCTAGTGCCTCAGGCATGCCTGTGCTAGTGCCTGTGGCAGAATCCGAGCTTGCCTGTGGCAGGAGAACGAGATTCGTTTTCCGCTTGGCCGCCTTCGCTATGCCGCCCTTGCTCGATTTGGCGCGGTGCTTTTCCCTATGGGCGATCGCCTTGGCGTTGCCGACGATTCGGTATTGGCCATCGGGAAGGCATTCCAGGAAGTGGACAGCCGGCGCGCAGCAGGCCTCCAGGAAACGCTCGCCGTCCTCGCGTTCGACACATCCCCAGCGAAGAATGACGGCGCCGCTGACTATTTCGACAGGCGCTTTCTTATTCTGGGATTTCGTCCAAATCATCGCCAGCCGGCCGATCGCGAGACCGTGGCTCCAATCCATTATCGCGTCGATCGCCTCGGCGCGTTCAATCGCTTCCGGGGAAATACCCGTCACGCCAAACCTCCATGTCGGCCTGTTATTTGAGGCAGAGGAGGGCGCGGCCAGCCAAAGGTTCAGGCTTGCTGCGCAGGTGGGCGCATGTTCCGCACCCTCCCCGCGGTGAGACCAAAGGGAGGCGGGCGCATGCAACGCACGCGCGCGACGTGATAGCGCTATATTTTTCACGATATTTATCCCCTCCCCCGGCAAAGGGAGGGGCGTGGTAACGAACAGAAACGTGGATTAATAGCAAAACGATGTTTAAAGCAGGTCGGTCGTCGCTGTCAAGATATCAGAACCGGGCGGCGCAAAAATCCTGATCGTCGATGCCGACGGCGATAATCTTGTCCGCCTCGAGTTCGCTTGGCTTCGTTGCGGCCTTTTCGCTTAGAACGAGATGTCCGGCGGAATAAATTTCGGAGCCGTCCTGTCCCCAGGCACCGCTGGCCCCTGCATAAAGCAGGCAATAATAGATTTTGTCTCCAATATGAACCTGATCGACATCGTCATAGACGGTTCCCTTTATATCGACCGCATTATCCGGCGATTTGATTTCCCAAGTAGATAAATATTGGTCCGTTTTCGGATCGCGCGTGTCGCCGAATGCGACCGATGTCGCCTTGCAGTCGTGGTTGCTGTCATTGATTGTGAAGTTGAAATAATAGTGATTGCACGAAAGCTGATATAGATCATCGGCTAGATAAATCGATTTGCCGAAAACCTGCATTTTTACTTTATCGGATAGATCCGTATTTGCGCTATCGCTGGAATCTTTCTTGTCGTCCGATGAGCCGCCGCAGCCAATCTGGATCACAATCGATATCGCTAAAATAAAGAACAGATTCCGCACGTGAAAGCCTCCCAGAAAAATGCAATTCGCATTTCCCCTCGTCGGTTTCAATTAGAAATCTGTTTAGCCCTTTTTTTCGCGTTCGAGACCCCGGAATTTAAAACCAAGCTCTTTGGCTATTATTTTCAAAGCCTTCTCGGGCTCGTCTTCGATAGGGGCGCGCGGCGTCGTTGTAATTGCCGGATCATGAAGCAAATCGCGGGCAGGAATTTCTAGAACGGTAGCGATTTCGCCAAGCACTCGAACGCTCGGACTCGTGATTTGGTTCAGCCACGCGCTAACAGTCGCGCGCTCAACCCCGAGCTTGCGCCCAAGCTCCGCCCCCGAAATTTCGCGCTTTTTGAGCCAAAATCTCAGGTTGCGGGCGAAGATTTCGCTTGGATTCTGATCCAAATCGTCGCCGCCAATCCACGTACTAAGCAGAAGCCGTGACTTGCGGTTGCCGTTCCGCAATTCGGTGCCACGGAGTGGATTATGGCTATAGGAGATTCGAGCGTTAGTCATTGATATTTTTGACCTTTTGTCAATTCTCACATTACGTCAATTATCAATTGACGCTTGGCTCGGAATGCATTAAAAAACGGCTTGTTTGAAAGACGCCGGCAAGCGTCGGGGCGTGGTTGCGAAGGCGCAGAAAAGATCGAGATTAATAGCACTCGGTTTCCAAAACGCACGTAGCGGTGCGTTTTTCCGGTGATTACGTCGCTGTTTCGCGGTGACGATGGGGGACGCCAGCGGGTTGGGAAGATTTGCTGGCGTCCTCCTTATAACCCTCAAGCGGTTTATGCGGCAAGCCTTACCTCTAAGCGTAACAAGCATTGCGAAGCATCACGGTAAAGATTTGTTGCCCGGAGGCACATCGCGTGACGACACATCCCTATGAGTCAGTCGAGTGCTCGTGTCCCTACGGCTTCCGCACAAATCCCATCATGCATGACGAATCCTGCTCATGGCGAAAAGCCTGGGAAGACTTCTGGACCGAAGCCGGCGCTATCGCGCGCCGTGCTCTCTATAGCGAAGCTTACAACCGTGAACAGGAGGAAACCGTATGAACAAACTAGCGGACCCGATCATCGATGATGAGATGTCGCCACTCGACATTCTCCGCTGCGCGCAGGCGAATTTCGTGAATTTCGAATTGCTATGTCCGGCGGTGGGGCGCAATCCGCTGTATCTCATCGCGAAGACGCAGCTGGACGCAGGGGTTAAGGCGCTGGAGGTGGGAAATGCTTGAGGCAAAACAACCAACCCAACTTGCCGTAGTGCCGCCCGCCGAGGTTCCCGAAAAACCCAAGGTCCGACTCATAGACCTTCTGCGTCTCATGACCGATTTCGACAACGCGGTCGCGCAGGAATTCAATCCCGAGGAAATCGTCGGCGACCTGCGCGATAAGGTCGACGATATCAAGCACGTGCTCGACAGGCTCGAGGGCCAGGAGCGCTGGTGCCGAGACCGCGCCGCGCCGTTTCAAAAGGCCGCGCAGTCGATCGCTAGGAACCGGGAGCGTCTCAAGGCCTATGTCCTTTGGGCGATGCAACAGGAGCATTTCCAGGCGGTCCCTGGCAATGAATGGCGCGCGCGCCTCCAGGACAACCCGGCGTCGCTCGAGATGCTCCAGCCCGAGCCGACGGCGCTCGATTACCGAGATTACCCGGATTTTGTCGAGCCGATCCGGCGCTATGAGTGGAAGTCCGCAGCGATCAAGGAAGCACTGGCATCGGGCAAGTTGACGTTTGGCGAGGGCCAAAAACCTTTCGCCAAGCTTCGCACTGGCCAGCATGTGCGCTTTGACCTCAACCCGCCAGCTAAGATCGAGAGCGCGAAGAAAGGCAGGGCGAAATGAGCCAGCAAGTCTCTCGGGCTGCTCCCGTAAAACAGCAAGACGCTACGCCTCCGGCCATCGTGGCGGTCAATCAGCTATTAGTTCAGCACAAGAAAGCGATTCAGGATGCGCTGCCGAAGCACATGGAGCCGGACCGCATGGCGCGCATTGCGCTGACCGAGCTTCGTAAAACGCCCAAGCTCCAGTCGTGCGATCCGCTGAGTTTCCTTGGCGCCATTGTGCAGGCATCCCAGCTTGGCCTTGAGCCAGGTAGCGCTCTCGGCCATTGCTACCTGATTCCCTACGGGCGGGAGGTTCAACTCCAAATCGGCTACCGCGGCATGGTCGACCTCGCGCGCCGGAGCGGGAACATCATCTCCATTTCCGCCCGCTGCATTTATGAGGGCGACGTGTGGGGCGTCGAATTCGGGACCGAGGAGAAGCTTACGCACTCGCCTAGCTTCGCCAGCAAAGAAGTCACGCACGTTTATGCCGTCGCCAAGCTTAGGGATGGCGGCACGCAATTCGAAATCATGTCAAAAGCCGAAGTTGAGCACATCCGCGATACCTATTCGAGCAGCTATAAGAACAACCCGAAGACGAGCCCTTGGGCGACCGAATTCGATTCGATGGCCAAAAAGACGGCCGTACGTCGCCTTTTCAAAATGCTGCCGACCTCGGTCGAGATCATGGACGCCATCAAGGTCGACGAAGACGATAACCAAAAGAACGCCAAATTGATCGTCCCGGACTATGAGGTCGCACCGATCGCACATGACACGCAAAAAATCATCCGCACGCAGAGCGATCCCGGCGAATCCCATCAACCCTCAATCGCCATCGATGCGGACCGCAAGTTTGCGATCGAGGACTTTGAGAAGGCTGTCGCCGGCGTCCGCAAGGTCGGCGGCGACCCAGAGGAAATCCTTGGCGAGAAAATTAATGACGTCCTCGCCAAGGACGCGAAAACGATTCAAAGCCGTGCGGATATTCTGAGCGGCTGGCAGCCTACGACCTGAAAACCAGCGGCGGCAGGAAACACTAGTAAATCAACCCATGACTTACGATAAGTGCCAGGCCTGTCGCCGCTGGTCCCTTAACCCCAAAGGAGCCCCCATTGAGACCCGATAATGCTGACCAGATGCTCTTTTCCCTCGCATTCCTACAGGGCTCCATTGGCCGCAGCGAGGCGCGCGTATGGCTGCTCTCGCTCGGTATCGACGTTGAGACGCTCGACAGGCTGACCGCTTGCCTTCAGAACATGCGTGCGGCGCTATGGAGGGCGAAGGAGTGAGCCTTTCCCTCACAATTGAGAACCGCCTGCACGCCCTCCGCGTCCAAGGCGAGGTGCTGCTCAACGCCGGCGGCCATCTCATGGATCTCTGCGAGGTCGAAGCGTTCGACTATGACGATATCAGCGAGCTACTTGCCGAGGTCGAGACCGCTATCGGCCAAATACGCGTCAACGCCGTCGTGCTGCGGAGCCTGAAGGTTGAGCAGAAGGAAAGCGAAGGCGAGCCGGTTGGGCGGAAGCGGGAGGAGACGGCTTGAGCGCTTATGAGATGCCCAAGATCGATCCCAAACTCAAGGTCGCGATGCAAGAATTCCGCGAGCTTTGCAAGCGGCATGATATTGCTGGGAGCGCCATAATGGTGAGCCCCAATGGCGCTGAATTCGCTAATTTTCCGCATGATCCAACCTGGTCATGCCTCTACTATGAGGGCGCCGGACGTTGGCGGATTCGAGCCAAGATGAAGACCGGAGGCCCCGAGGAACATCGAAGGGCCGAGTTGACGGCTCATATGCTCTACCGATGGCGTGACTGCGCTGCACAAAATTGGGACTTTGCTGACAAGCTCGTTAAGGTGCTTAATCAACATCTCGATATTGAGGACGGCTCGCCTCGTCCGATTTTCGAGGCGTAAAATGGTCGCCTTCCCCAACGTCCGCCGCGGCGACCGGCTCGTCGAGGAACGGTTACAAGGCCGACGCCTGATTCGGAAATATGTCTCGGTCCTCGAAATAGACCACGCGGCCGGCACGGCGCTCGTCTCGGTCGACGATGCGCTGCCGAAGGAAGTGACGGCGCGGTTTTTTGCGACGTTGCGGAGGGAGAAGGTGAAGACGTGAGTGAAACGACCGAGATGATGCTTGAAGGGTTTTTGTGCTGCGAATGCGGAGCCTATCGTGGCCCACAACCTGGCTCGCCTAATTTCGAGACATGGGAGCCGCCAGGTAAGCCGGCGCTTTGTCGAGACTGCAGGTCGGAATATTACCGCGCAAAGTCGAAGGGGAAGGCCAGGCCATGACCCTCACCATCGAACAAGCCATCGCCGAGTCGCGGAGGATTGAGGAGTACGATGCGGCAGGCAACGTGCCGTCGGTATTTACGGACCATGCCTGGAACACCCACCGTCTCCTGCTCGACGTGGCCGAAGCATATAACAATCTACGTCGAATTCGGAAACTAGGCCTTGCCTGTGAAGTCGATTACGAAGACGTAAACGCCGCCCTCCAGGCCTTCGCCGCTTACATGTCGGGGGAAACAAAATGAATGACGACATCGCTGAATTGGACGAGACAATCGGTCAATTGAGTCTGATTGAAGGTCCTCTCGCATATCATGTTGAGCAGCTGGCACGGATGGTTCGCCATATGCGCCGATTGATCGGGGAGGCAAATGACGAATGACTCCCACCAAACCGATCACCGACGCCGCCCTAACCGAGCTAGACCAGCGCGCGGAACTATCCTTCTCGGGTCTCGATATATCCACGGCGGATTACTTCGCCATCCGCGAACGCCTCCGCCTAGCTGAACAGGAGCGAGACGAGAATGGAACTATACTGAAGCGGCTCACGGATGCTTGCTACCCCATCGATATGTGGCTTGGCGGGGCCTGGACTAGGCCGTTGAGTGGGGAAGAACGTCGGGGGTTTGTGCTCGCTCTCTCTGATGCCTACCGCCAAGCGACCGGGAGTAAGACGTGACCGACAACCGCCAAATCGACCGCCTTATCGCTGAGCATGTCATGGGCCTGCGGATCTACCATTACGACAAGGACATTGCGGAACGCTGCTATTACATGCTTGTCGACGAGAACTGGGATTATGCAGGCGATGACTTTGGCCGACATGCTGGCGAGCGCGAAACAGAAGCGGAGGCTTGGGAGAAGGATTGTCCCCACTACTCCACCGACATCTCCGCAGCCTGGAGGGTGGTGGAGAAGCTAGGTGAGGTGTATGACGTCGTGGTGGGTCGAGACAAAGAAGGGACCGGCTTTTGTCGGCTCTACACCGATCGTACACAGGACTATTACCCACGCCATGAGATGTTCGCAGAGACCCCGCAGCTCGCCATCTGCCTAGCCGCCTTGAAATGCAAGGGGATCGACGTATGACCGACCAATTCAAACGCCTTGCTGATGTGCTGTCGAAGCGGATGCCGGGACCTTGGGATGTAACGCATATCTTCGCAGGTGAGGAGGGTTATTACCGGCCCCCAGACCGAGGAGAGGCCGAACTATGTTGCCACGGCCTACACTGGTGATAACGCCCAAGCCATCTGCGCCGCCGTGAACACGATCGACGCGCTGGTGAAGCTTGCTCGGTGCGTTCAAGCTGAAGAAGCTGCTTTAGCGTCAGATGATCCGGCTGAGTATCATAAACACCCGGCTTTCTATGCGCAGGTTCGACAAGCCCTCACCGACCTAGATGCCTGCATCGCGGCTGCACTGGGGGATGGCCATGAGTAGATTCGACGTTGAGACGGCTGAGAAGTTGGCGATTGCAGAACTCTGTTTTCAGCGTGAAGTTATACAGCCGGATAGCCAAAAGTTGAAGCTGGCCAATCAACTCCGTTCTGCCTGCGCCTATATCCGTAAGCTGGAGGCGAAGGTCAAAGCCAAAGATCTATTGATCGAAGGCAAAGAAGGACTGTTAGTCGCCTATCGCTTCGAGCGGCAGCCAACAGAGAAGACGTGGAAGCTATTAGAGAAGGCGGAAATAGCCCTAGCCGCCCTCGACGAGGACAACAAGCCGTGATTCCTCAAGCCTGCCCAGAATGTGGCTGTTGGACTGGGCATACTCCGTCGTGTACGTACAGCTACCGGTCGCACACCTACACCACATCTACAGGGACCGTTATGATTTCGACCGACAAACACCCACTGAGTGACGAGCTTCGGAAGTTGGCGGATCAATATGCAGCTACCGACGAGTTCGGGTATGCCAGGCAGTTTGGGCAGGCCCTCCACCAAGCAGCCGACGCGTTGGACGCCGTTGACACCCATCGAGGAGAGGTGATCCGCGAATGTCAGCGGGTTATGGCTGAACGTGACTCTCTAACCAATCGGATTAGATGTCTAGAAGAGCAGCGTGAGGCTGCACATCGGGCCTACACACAACTTCGGGATGAACGCGACTCCCTCAAGCAGCAGCTGGAGATTGTTGAGCGTGGACGCGGCGAATACAGAAACCTCGCACACGATAAGATTATCGAGATATCCAATCTGCAGAAGCAGCTGGAGCAGGTGACGGCTGAGAGGGACAATATCGCCAAGAGTTGGCACGATAATGCCGTATTCTTAAACGAGCAGCTTAATTCTGCTGCTATGGACTTCTGGAACGAGAGGGAGCGCGCCGAAGCAGCCGAGGCACGGGAGGCGGAGATAAGGAGGGCGCTGGAGTGGTATGCGGCTAGACCAAGAACCGAATTTACACCACTCGGTGCCATCGACTATGCGCATGATCCTGAACCCGCCCGCGAAGCCCTCCGCGCCCACGAGAAGGCGGCTGGTGAGGGGGAGGGATGAGGGGCTCGCTCCTGCCGCTTACGATACCCCTCGGGGCGGCCGTGGGGATTCTCACTGGCCTATATTTCAGCGATCAGAAGGAACAAGAGGCACGACTAGCAGAGTGCTCCGGACATGTCGTCGCTTCTGTCGGCGGCTGCGACAGGAATGGCGACTGCGGCGTCATTCTAGACAATGGGCATAAGATGATCCTGAGCCGGCCGGTGGTCGGCGAGCGTTGCCGGTGAGAACCCGGCTGGCCTTGCGACCAGACCGGGGAGCCTCCCGAAGGAGTCTCTTAGTCCGTCTCTGGACGGCGACTGATCTACCACGGCCGGCGGTGCCGGTCTTTCACGGGGTTGCTTGATGATTCAAAATATTCTCCTTCTCGCGTCCGTTCTGACGACAGCTTGCCCGGATGGCGACCTCCGCCGCGCTAAGGTTGTTCGCGTCCTCGATGGCGATACCGTAGATGCCGTGCTCGATTTTTCATTGGGCATCGAGATGCACGAGCGCCTACGTTTCCTCGGCATCAATACGCCCGAGCTCGACTCCAAAGATCCAGCCGAGCGGGCGGCCGCGGCGAAGGCCAAGGCCTACGTTGAGGGACAGCTGCCGCCGGCGGCGGATTTTCTCGCCTGTATCGGGAAGCGCGACGACTTCGGGCGGGTGCTCGCGACGGTTCTGGTAGGCCGCAAGAACCTCAACCAAACACTTCTCGATAAGAAACTCGCGAAACCCTATAAGAAATGATCCCCGAAAGGGCGGGTTCGATTCCCGCTCGCTGGCCGAGGCCCGGTGTGAAGGGAGGCGGGTTCGATTCCCGCGGATGAACTCTGGTGAGAGAAATGGCCCGGATGGCCCGTCCGTTAAAGCGTAGGCGGAATCCTGCGTGGGGGCAACGCGAGCCACAGAGCCCATAACCTAGGCACTGAGATACATCGCTAGCTCCGACGCCCGCCGCCTTGCCAAGCCCTTCACGAAATTCCCGTCGTCGTGAACCCAGCGCATCCATTCGAACGCGATCCGCGGCGTGTCGTGCACCCGAATCCGCCGGAGTAGCTCCGACTGCATCAGAGCGCCCTGGCCAAGGTTGAATGTGAACGAGACCAGCGCGTCGTACTCTGCTTGGGCGAGCTCCACCGTCGGGCCAAGCGCGCGTTTGACGGCGACTTCCGCCATGGCAATGTCGCTCGCCAAAAGCTGCTCTGCCCTGACGGGCGTAATGCTCACGCCCGGCGCCGCGTCAACGCCCGTATGCCCCCAACCGATCGTCCAAACCCCTCCGCCGTCCTGGTAGGCCAGGAGGCGGAGTTGTTCAAACGACTTGATCAGGTCGATGCCGGCCTGAGAGACCTGCATTACGCTGCCGGCTTCGCGGAAGGACAGCCGAGGATCTGCCCCATCGCGTGGAGTGCCTGCAGAAGCCCCTCGTCGCTGCCGCCATGATGCCAGGCGAGCAGGTGGCTTTGGAGCTCTTGATGCACCCTCAGGCGTTCAAGCCGCGGCTTGTTCTCGACGGCCGCCAGGATCTCTTGGATCAGGCTGATGATCGTCGGGAGCGCCTGGATAATGGCTAGAATGATGGTAACCCACAACATAAAGAACCCCCTTTTTTAGATGCTTTGCGGAAGGACGTGAACCTTGACCGAGCTTTGCGCCGTGCCCGCTGCGGTCTTCGCCGTCAGCTGGTAGACCGTATCGTGGTCGGGCGTGGCGTAGATCATGCTTTCGGTTTCAGGCAGAAGGTCGCCGTCTGCCCGCCATTCGTACGTCACGCCTTGCTCGGGCTTAACGCCCAGCATGACTTCAGTGCCCGGCAGGATGTCGATCTCAGCCGGCAGCACGACGTGCGGAGGCGTCGGCGTAGGGCCGCCGTCGATGACGATGAAACTCACCGACTCGGAGCCGCTTGCGAGCTCGTCGCAGCCTTGCTTGGCGTAGAAGAAGCCCTTGTCGCCCCAGTCTTCGCCCCAGCTGTTGGCGCCGATCAGCTTCTCTTTGCCGCCGACCTTTTTATAGCCGACCAAATTCACCATGTGATTTTGGCCCCGGACGCCGCAGCCATTCATATCGCCGCCGTTGCTCCAGTCAGCGCCGCCGGCCGCGACGACAACCGACAGGACGCCGTAATCGACCAGCGCCTGCTTGATTTCGGCCATGGTCGGCTGCTTGCCCTGCTTGCCGACGTAGCCCCAGCGCACGCCCTTGGCCGCTGGTTTCAGCCCAGCCTTGCAGCGCACATCGGCCGCCTGGTAGGGGAAATCCTTCTCAAGCGCTAGGCCGGTCTTAACGGCGTAATCGGCATCGTCCATCATGCCGCCGCCGCAGCCATAAGCATGGCTATCGCAGCTAACCATTTGCTGCTCGGATAGGTTGAGCTCGCCCCGGCCGGCGCGCAAGATCGCCGACTCCAGCGACTTAGTGATCGAAAACGCCCAGCAGCTGCCGCAGCCGCCCTGATTTTTGATCGAAGAGACAAAGCCAAGCTCGCGGAGGTCGTACTCTGCGGGCGCTGCTTTGAGGCGCGGCGCGGGTGACCAGTAAAGGACGCCGTTGCGCGTGCCCTCGCGGTATAAAAGACCCAGCCCATGCACCTGCCCGTGCGCGTCGGTTATGGTCCTTGTGGCCGCTGTGTCTGCGGCGACGGCGGGCAGTGCCAATAAAAAGGCGCAAAGTGCGCATAACATTCTAAGCCATTCCATGATCTTGTCCCCCCGGTTAAGACGTTTCGGAAATCTCCGATTTTAATCTCCAAAATTTGTTGGAGATTACGAAATGAAGCAAAAATGGCGAGCGCCGCCGGTTGACGGCGCCCGCGCGGAAACGATGGGCTTACCTCGCCTGGGTATTGGAACCCGGCACCGGCACCGTGCTCGGCGTGTCCGGGGCGTCAGCCATCGGAACGTCCGGCGCGGCCGGGCTCGGCTCTTGCACTTGCGCTTCGTGTAGGTTGATCGGCGGCACGACGTTGCCGAGGAATTCGAAGGCAGGCACGGCCATGCCGGTGTTGTAGCTGCCGTCCTTCTCGGTGCCGTCGCCCATGTAGTCGCCGAGCACTTTCTCGACGTAGGCGATGTGCGCCTCGATCTTTTTGATATCGCTATCGCCGATACCGTATTGGAGCTTCGCCGAGTCGCAGAAGACAATCTTTTGGATCAAGGTCGAGACCGCGACGACGACGCGGCGGCACTTCACGTTGACCGTGCGCAGCTGCTCATTGTCGGTGATGGCGAGGACGCTCAGCACTTTCTCTTGAGCGGCAGGCGCCAGGTTGCGGAATTGCTTGCCGAGGTTCCACTCATACTTGAAGCGGCTCCATTCGGCCTGGATCGACTCGGAATCAGTGCCGATGACGACGCCGGTGGTGTTGTTAGAGTCGCATTCCAGCAAAGCAAGCTGGAGGCGGCTCAGCACTTCGGCCGGCTGCTGAAGGTGGGTATTCGCGAGCGTCCACTTGAACACCGCGATGGATTCACCCCCAAGCACCACTTGCTGTTCCAGCGTAAGATTGGTAACCATGCTCATTATCCGTTCTCCCCTCTATTTCGTTTCGCCTTGACCGTCCACCACGGCGGCCCTGGCCTTTGTTTGCTCAAGCCGCCGGCTTGAATTTCTCCCAAAGCTTTTTCAGACTCTGCAGCGCTTCGAGGCCGTAGCTCAGGACTTCAAAGCCCTGCTCGATCACTTCCTCGACAACCTCGTGCCCCTCGATTTTAAGGTGCTCGCGAAATGCCGCGGCAACCTGCGCGCGCTCGTCGGCGTCGAGGTCCTCGACCTCCGGGAGAAGCGCCGACCACTCGACGTCGCTGGCGTCTCGCATCGCCGAGAAGAATTCGCCCGCATACTGCATGTCGCCGATCGACACCTTGCCGTCAGCGAAGACATCGCCTGTTGCGGAGCCGAGCTCGCCAACCGCCTTGGTCGCGAGCAAGAGATTCACGATCCCTAGTTTTAAAGCCATATTCCCTCCCCTTCCTTTAGGTTGGCAGCGAAAGACCCCTCTCGCTGAAAGTCAGTTCTCGACCTTGTATTTCTGCCGAATCGCCTCGAGCAGGTCCGCCGCCGGCGTCTGGTCGCCATTCCCGTCAGGTTGTTCCCAAGGCGGTCCACACCTCTGGGCCCTATATTCCCAGTGGTTGTATTGATAGCCCGCGATCCAGCGCGCGAGATCGCCCCGCCCGCACCAGTCGTCCAGTGTCGGAATGTCCATGCCGCGCGTCACGTCGCAGAGCATGTCGCGGCCGCGCTCCACGTCATATCCGAGGAGCTCGAGCGCCCGGAGGTGCTTAAAGCCGAGGTTCACCGGCCAGCACGGCTTATGCCCGATTTGAAGTTGGCCGGCCCATGCGGCAGCGGCATCCTCAAGCTCGAGCAGTTCGCCGTGAGGCGGTTCATCCCCTTGGCCGAAGTGGTGGCTTAGCGCCTTGCCGAGGAACCCAAAGCCCACCTGCATCTTGGCGCCGGTGCCCGGGTAGACCTCACCATTGTGGTCGGCCATCATCTGCGCATGCGCGCGCCAGGCTTCCGGCAGACGAGCGGCCTGGTCCGGACAACGGACGGCAAAGGCGGCGAAGGCATATTCGAGGTGGGTTTCGCCGTCGAAGTTAAACTCGCGGCCCTTGTAGGTGTCGGGCAGCGGCTCCGCGCGGGCGATGGCACCTTGACCCGCGGCGATCCGGTCAGCCATGGCGTCTGCGATGCCCGCGGCGTCGGCGCATTTGAGGGAGGCCATGGCGACGGCGGCTTCATTGATCGCCTCGCCGGCATGCTCGAGCGAGCCGTCGGGCTTTAGCGTGTAGACGTAGGCGCCGTTTTTGAGATGCGAACGGAGAAGGCGCGCCGCGGCGGCGTCGAAGGCGCCTTGCACCTCGGCCGTGGCGTTCTCTTGGTGCGGCTCGGGTTTGGCTTTGCCGCAGGCGGTCAGGCTGAGAGCAATTAAACCGAGTGCGATAGCATTGAACATGTTGCTCCCTTTAGTTGAGGCCGTAGGTAATGCTGAAAGACTGCCAGCCACACGTCCCCGACGCTGTATAGGTTCCGCTGGCAGGACCTATCTCAAAGGAGCCATTTGTGTGAATGAACCCGTAGAAAACTTTTCCCGATGTGGCGCTATTATCGATGCCAATAACAGTTGCGAAAGTTGTCAGTGCCGGCAAGTATCCGGCGGGAATCGTGCCAATCGGAGCGTCAGCGGTATTCGTGCTGCTGCAGGCGGCGTTCATGACCGGAAAAACTAGAGTTGCGATTTTTCCGACCTTATAAGCGTGTACGATAGAAGTCTGCGCGGAGGTGAAGGGTTTGCTGGTCGTCCAGGGCACCGAAATGGTTGAGGCGTCGGCGGTGATTAGACCCATCGAGGTGCTAGTCGCGGCGGCGAAACCGGTGAGCGCCGCGCCGGAGTACTTACAAAGCATCCATTTCGCGTTCGTAAAGACGGACCAACCGTCGCCCGCTCCACCGAGAGCGCTATAATTCGGGTTAATGTACTGCCCGAAATAAACGTCGACATCGGTCGCCGCATAGCCAGATGCGAGGTAATATCCCGCGCCATAGAGGACGCTATCGATTCTAGTAAGCGACACAATCGGTCGGTCTGCCGTCGACGCTGTCCGAGTCGCGCCAATCATCGGGATCCACGTCGCGGTGTCCGGGTGGAGCAGCTTCAGAACCAAAAGGTCTGTCGGCTGAATGGGCGCTAGAAACCGAACGCGCTTGCGGCGGGCGCTAGAAAGATCACTGGAAATAGTGCTTCCCGCGGTCCCATTGGCGAAGGACGTGGTATCGGTGGAATCCCAGGTTCCGCTGTTGCTGGCGCAGTCGGGGCTGTTGTTCCCGATATTGACTCCCGAGCCCGCCCATTCGGCTATGGGAACCTCAAAGTCGACGGACACGTTTTGGCTTGATGCGAAGAGCCCGTTACCAGATCTCTTGGCGAGGATGTTTGAGCCCGACTGTTCTGTCGCATAGATGACGGTCGTGCTTGTATTCGTATCCGTGAATGCCGAAAGCTGCTGACCGAAGACCATATCGGCCTGCGTCGTCTTGGTCATCGATTCGACCGTGCCGACGCGGGTCACGTTGATGCCCTGTAACTGGGCTGGGTCTAGATGCAGACCCGATGGAAGCGATATGCTAAACGTTGTCGCGTCCGGTGTCCCCGTGCTGAAGTAGCCAGTGACGTGTAGCTTGTTGACGATGCGCTGATAATAGAGGCTTTGCGTGACTGTTCCAGCGCCGGTAAATGTCGCTGTGTAAGGCTGTGCTGCTTCTACAGCAATCCCCACTACCGTATTCTTATCCGGCGTAACCGTAACGTTCGAGACAACGTTGCTGCTCGTACCCGTAACGCGCGTATACCGAATGCCGTAATGCGTCGCCGTCGTCGTATCGAAGGTGAGCGGGATGACGTCGGTAACATTCGGGATCGAGTAGTACTTATTCGACCCACCCTGGTCGATTTGAAGCGCCGTCGCCGTACCGCCGCAGTTGGCCGAGGTGAAGCTATAGGCCTCGGCTTTCATGTCGCCGGCGACGTATGCGACCGGTGTCACGGATGGGACCTGCGCCCAGAGGAAGCCGAGCTTTTTGCTGGTATCGACCGAGTCGATGTCAAAGCAGTATTGGACGTAGTCGCCAGCCGAGCCCGCAGCGAGAGAGAGGCCGGTGCCGGTCGTATTGGCGCGCGGCAGGCCGGACGTAACGCGGGTCACAGTCATCGTGCCGGTGGGGGTATAGCCGGCGGTATTCGACGCCCCGGACGGGTTTGTGTCGTAGTTGGTGCCGCCGCCGCTACCCGTGCCGGAACCCACCGCCTGCTCGATGCCGGCGCTCGTCAGCGTGTAGAGCTTGTCGTCGGACTTGCTGTAGACGCGGAGCTTGCCGGACGAGGGCGAGCTAGGAGTCGCGATCTCGCTATAGTCGACATAGTTGGAGACGACCGGCGAGGTCAGCGCCGCCGTCGTGTCCATGATCGTCTTCCATGCCGTGCCGTTGTAATACTTGGCGACGTTGTCGGTCGTATTGTAGTAGACCTGGGCGGCCTTCCCGGTCGGGTCGCTCGAGCGCTTTTCAAGCTGCGCATTCTTCAGCTGGCCGTGAACGTTGACGTCGGCCGCCGCCGGCGTCGAGAGAGTCAGGAGCGCGAGGAATACGACGAGAAAATGCTTCATCGGGTTATACCCCCACCAAGAGATAGGTTCCGGCGTCCAGCTTGAAATCGTCTCCGGACGTAACGCGCACCTGGGTTTGAGTCGGGTGATCGATCACGAGCCCCTGAACCGGGGCGTAGCCGTCGGTTTCCGACTTAAGGACCCAGAGCATCGGGCGCGCGTCATCCGTATAGCTGCTGACGTCATAGGTGACGCTGGTAACGGTCGCCCCGTCCCATCCGGTTGTGTCTGTCACCTCGATACGGGAAACCTGCGCCGCGATCGGCGGACTTCCGACCTGTAGCCCCTCGGAGAAGGCTAGCTGTTTGACTTTTCCTGCCATGTCCTCTCCTTAAAGGTCCTTCAGGTCCGAGGCCTGGAGCGAAACGTTGTTGGTATCTTTGTCGAGCGCGATGACCTTGAGCGCGACGCTGCCGTCGCCGCCGAGTGCGATTTGCGACGAAAGGGTCAAATCATCGCCGAGGAGCGCCTCAAGGTGCTCCGTCGCCGTTGCGAATTCATAAGTGTTCCTGGGCGCCGCGCGGACCGTCAGGATGTCAGGCAGACGCCCCGATATGTCGTCGAGCACATGCGTCATCGTCTCGCGCCGGTCGATACCGTGGAGGTGCTTTGACTTATTAGACTTGACGGTTACCGAGGTGCCGGCGATGGCGTCGGCGTCAGGGCGGTGGGGGTTTGAGGCGATGAGCTCTGAAACGATGTCCTGATATTCTACCGAGACTTTCTGCGAGTCCTTCAGGATCAAGTCCGTATCGACGGTCGACGTCGGGCTTGGTGCGGCGATGAGCTTATACTCGACCTCTTGGTCGGCATTCATGCGCACATAGCCGAGCGTCGACGCTAGGAGGTCCTGGCAGTATTTGAGGTAGCTCTCATAGCTCGATTCGTCGAAGTTTGGGATCGTGAAGCTGCATGCCACGTCCAAGGCGGCGCCGGCGGCCGCAAAGGTCGTCGCGTCGACCGTGAATCCGGCAGCCTCGAGAATCGTCTGCAGCACGGTTTCGTGCTTGGCCAGGTCTCCCGAGGTGTCCTGCTCCAGGCGGAAGCCGATCGCATGGGTCGTCGGATGTAGAAAGTTCATGTTCGGATGGTTGCGCGTACTGTCGAATGCCACCGCCGTCTCAAAGGCATCGACGAAGGTGACCGACATGTATTTATTGCCGCCTGACGTCGTCACGATCGAATACGTAAAATCGAGACCGTATGCGGGGATATAGCGCTGCCCACTGCGGTTATCGAAGATGACGAGGGCCGGTGCTTGGTTGGTCTGCAGACCTGACGTTGCCAGCGTGAAGGCACTACCCGGCGCAAGGTCGGCGATAAAGCCGACCACCTTTGTGGAAGTAACTCTCGTTACAACCAGGTGATAGGTATTGCTGCCGTTTGTCCAAACGAAAGTGTCGTTGGGCTGGAGATTGCTGTTATTGGAAGTATAGTTCATCTCCCAATAGCAACGCTTTGTCTCGCCGGCGACCGTATCGGATGGGTCGAGTTTGAAATATGCTTCGCCGGCATGGTTGCCTAGAGTGTCACCGGCTACATGTATCAGGCTATCGCTCGTCGTTCCGAAATTCAGCGTTCTGAAGTCACCGCTAGTTCTGGCAAGGCCCCAAACGCGATTGCTAGTCGCATTGATTGTGTCGGAATAGCCTGTGCAGACAGCTTTCATGCACTGGTCGACGTCGAGTGATGCGACGGAACCATACGAAAATGCTGCAGCGCCTAGTTCGTGAAACTCTTTCCAGTCATCGAGGTCGGCGCTGGCGAACGTCTTATAGAGAAACCTGCTCTTCCCGAAAACGAACGATACCGGCTTGAAGTTGTCAGCCGGGTTCATGTTCGGAAATGAATCAGATGCTTGAAGGAAGTAGGCCTCCTGTGTCGAGTCTCCCAAAAACGCGGACGACTGAAGCTGGTAGAACCCGTCCGCCAGTTCCAGTGACGCAGAGGCCTTGTCGATGCTCAGGCTCAGCACCTTGCCGGTGAAGACCTTCGAGATGTTTTCGACCGAGTCGATGCAGAACCAAATGTCGACGTCCTTTTGATAAAAGGAGTCGTTATCGGTCAGGTAACTCTGAAACGCGTAGTCCGCGTTAATGACCTGAAGGGTGCTCGCCGCAATCGAAAAGACGCCGCCAATCAGGTTATTGATCGACTGCGAAATCCTCGGATAGGAAGCAAGCTTGGGCTCCCATTCGCGCACTGCCGTCGTGTCATCGGTCGGCGTTTCAAAGGTCTCGCGCGGCTCATGGCCAGTCAGGAAAACGTAGTAGAAAACGACGATGGCGCTCGTGTCCGACGGCGCCGCGGCCAGCTTGACGTAGATCGTCTGCGACGTCTCGTCGTAATAATAATGGTCGTTTGACGATGGCGTGCTCCCGTCCTTGGTGAGCGGCGTGCCGTTACGCTCTACCCTCGCCACGGGGAAAGGGAACGAAGCCGAGTAGACGCCGCCTGAAAGCGTCAGCGCGTCGTTCATAAAGCGCGCCGGCGTCAGGCGCACAAGCATGAAGCGCTTGGAGGTTCTTTGCTCTTTGAGGGCGGCGGTGAGGGTCATCGGGCGTATAGGCTCCTATAGCCGTAGACCTGCATCGCGAGCGCGCGGTGGGGCGTGTTGATTCCGGTGTTCTGGGGAATGGGCCAGTCGAGGCTCACCGACAGATAAGCATCATCGGTCTCCGTGTAGTTTTCCGTCTCAAGCGCCACGTAATAGGGGAAGCGCTTACTCAGGTTCTCCCTGCCGAAGTCAAGCCGGATCCAGCCCCACCAATAGGTCGAGAGGTTCTCAATGTCGGAAACCAGCGCCCAGTCGCTCGTCGCATAGAGCTTCGAATAGCCATCGTCGGTAAAGAGCTTGGCCCGGATCTCCTCGGTCCCGCCGAGCGCGCCGTGCTTATAGAGGAGGAACCTGATATGCGCGAGCTCCTCCTCCTCGGCGACCTGGATGCTCCCGCACTGGACGAGCTCGGCGGTGCCGAGGGTCCTGACATAGGCGACAGATGGCAAAAGGACGGCCATTACATGACCTCCTTAAACGCCATGCTCACCGTGTAGACGTCGCGAATGACATTGGTGAAGACCGGGTCTTGCGAAAAGACCACGTAGCGGGTGAGTTCCGATAGCTCGGTCGAGACGCCGAGCGTCGGGTCAAACGACACGTAGAACGGCGTCGAGCGTCCGAGATCATAGAAGACCTGCTCGAGGTCGCGTCGGTCGGCCGCCGTCATGTTTGCGATTTGGGTCGAGTCAAAGGAGAGGTACTTGAAGCCGTCTTGGAAAAAGGACGCGCCGCCTTCCGAGACTTGCTCGACGGCTGTATCGACCAGGGTCTTGCTGAAGCCCGTCTGGACGTTTGAGAAGTTGATGGTCGTATAGTCGCCGAGGTAGAGGTGACCGAATTCAAAACCTTCAGGACCGGCGGGGTTCGTTCGGTCGATGCACTCAAGGCGCCAGTAGCGGTAGGTCGTGTCCGCTAGGTCGTCCAGAAAGTGGTAGATCCCAAACGTCTCAGGCGAGAGGGTCACGGTCAGGGCCGGGCTGGCCATGCTAGCGACGGTGTTCCCATAGAGGCGAACCGTGGCCGTAGATGACAGCGAAAAGACCCGCGTCAGGCGGCCGACCAAGGCGAAGAACGTGATCGGGCGCCCCACGCCGAGGTCAATATCGACGTACTCGCTCGTATGGTTTCGCTGCTCGTCGGCCGCGAGACCAGTGCCGGCGTCGGTGTCCGAGGACCCGGTGTAGCCGACAGCGTCCCAGACGGCATTGGTCGTCTGCGAGAACCTGAGCAGCGCGGTCCCGGAGGCGCGCCCGACCGTGAACTTATAGGTCGTGGTCGAATAGGAGACGGTCCAGCCCGAGGAGCTTGCATTGAGCTGCGTCTGAATGTGAGTCGCGAGCGCGCTGTAGGCATAGTTACCATTCGTCAGTGTGACGGTCTTGTCGGCGCCATCATTGATGTAGACTTTGTTGTTGGCGTCCGAGATCGTGAAGTTTCCGGCCGGCTTCCAGACCTTGAACCTGAGATCATTGGTCAGGTTCGAAAGGGGGAAGGCCGCCTGGGCAGACGAAGCCGTGAGCGTCGCCGCGGCGTCGGCGGCGAAGTTGTTGGCGCAAAAGCGGATGCGGTAATTCCGCGTCATGCGAGCCTCGCATTGCGCCGGTTGAGGTTCAGGATCACCTCTGAGAGGTCCCGTTCGCCGACTTTCAGCTGGACGATGAGCGGTTGGCCGCCCCCTTTAAGAGCGGCAAGGATTTGAGCAAGAAGAGCCGTATCGTCTCCTTTGTTCGCTAGGAAAGCCTTTAAGTCGCGGTTCGTTTGGGCATCGACGACGCGCTCGCCCGAGGTAAGGCGGGCAGGATAGCTGTCATTGGGGAAGCCTACCGGGACTTCGGTGAGGCCTCTCGCATGCCTTCCGGGAATGAGTCGATCCGTGCCGCCAGACAAACCGTCCTCGACACTCTGGACAATTACGCCGACAGGGCCATTGCCGCTGGTTCCAGGTATGCCGCTTTTTCCAAGCGGATTACCCGCATTGGTGAGTTTGTCGACCGTGTTCGTAAACGTCGACAACCAAGCCGGCGTCGGGATGTCGGGGAACTTGAAAGAACTCAGAGCTGTAGTCACGGGGCTGATGACGCCGCCAAGGCTATCCCGAATACCGCTAAAGAAGTCGCCAATCCCATCTTTGAAACTGGATGCGAGGTCGCCACCGGCCGACTTGAGGTATCCCGAGACATCGACCGCAAAGAAATCCCTGATCGAGGTGAAGGCACCCTCAATCGCCCGCGGGACGGCGTTGAGGAAAAAGGCTGATAGCTGACCAGGCGCCCGAGTGAAGGCTGCGCCTATGCTCTTTGCTGCATCGTCAAAGGCCTTTTTAACCGCCGCCGGAAACTTGATCAAAAGATAATCAGTGACCTTGTGCGGGAAGTCGATCAGGAGCGCGTTGGTCGCTTCGTGAAAGCCCTTCTTTATATTGTCCGTCGTGAGCTTCCCGGCCTGGGCAACCCCATCATTGATACCCGAGGCGATCTTTGGTCCGATTTTGGCGGCGGTGAATGTGTCGCCGAAGTTGATCCCCAGCTGCTTGCCGAGGGACTTAAACGTGCCCTCGAGCACCATGGCTCTGACCATGGCTTCCGCTATCTTGGCGGCACCGCCATGGTTGACCATCTCATCGACAAAGCCCTCGACGACGGCTGGAATAGCCTCGCCGATCGCATCCATGATGTCGGGGATAGCATCGATAAAGGCTTTAACCTGGGCTTTAGCTGCGTCAGGCCCGGCGGCGAGGAGCGTTGCAAGCTGCCCTAGGCCGGGAATGCCCGCAGCGTCGCCGAGGGCGCCGACGCCTTGCGATATGAGCTTGGTCGCGCCCTCCTTGCCCTGGAGTGCGTCGGTCGTAATGCCGACGCCGGCGGCGATGGCATTTTTATTGCTGTCGATGAAGCCTTTTGCAGCTTTCAAGCCATCGAAAATCGCGCCGCCGATGGCATCCCCGAGGACCGACTTGAGGGTGGAGCCATCGAAAGTGAAGTCTTTAAGCGCGCTATCGAGCGCCGCCTTGAATGGGTTATCAGCGAAAAGCTGCGCTACCTTATTATGATAGTCGGCATCGGCGGCAGCTTGAGCTTTGAGCGCCTGCTCATGCGTGATGGTATGGGCGTCCTCAAATTTCTTGATCGCCTCAAGCCTTTGGTCCAACTCGAACTGGAGCTTCTCGGTCTCAGTCGCCCCAATCTGACCAACAGTTTGAAGGTACGACGCATAGGCCTGCGCCGACTTTTCCGCCTCCTCCTTATGGATCTTGATGATCTTGTCGGAGTAGGTCGACGCGGCGACCGACTTAAGCTCCTCGGCGCGCTGGAACGAGACGAGCCCCTCCTGCTGAGCAGCCTCGATCTTTTCGAGCGCTTCCTTAAAGTCCGCCTCGGCCTTTTTGATCGGGTCGGCCTGGGAGGCGTAAAGCTGCTTCTCAAATTCCGCGAATTTCTTCGCGTCCTCGGCTAGCTTTTTGAGGTCTGTGGTATTCCGCTGGTAGCCGCCGGAGCGTTGGTCGGAGGAGGCCTTTGCGCTCGAGGCTGTTTTTGCGTCAGCGTCGAAGACGGCTTGGGCGCCATCGTTCAAAGCTTTCGATAGACTCTCGGCAACGCCTTGGGCGCTCTCAAAGCCATTGGCCAAAGACAGGGAGAAGCTCTGCAATTTCTCCTTGGCTTGACCTAAGCCGGACGAAATTTTGTCCAGGCCGAGAAATGATGCCGCCCCTTCGGCGAATTCAAGCGCCGCCGCATATGCCTGGAGGTAGGCCTGAGCCAACGTCTCGAGGCCCTTGGCCATAAAGATGAGACCATCCACGGTCGCTGGTATCACCGCGGCAAGGCTTTTGATCCCGAAGGAAACAAAATCCGAGAGCCCCTGCTTGTTCGCCTGAACCCATCCCTCGAGATCCCTGAAAGTCGAGGTTACAGACTTGATCGCCGCGATAACGACCGGATTCCCGGTAATAACGCCGCCGATCGCCTTTTGGAAATCTTCGAACGCGTTGCCGGCTTGCTGGATGGCGCCGCCATAGGTATTGACTTCCGCCTCAGCCGAGCCCTTGAACCGCTCACCTAGCAGCTTGACAGCCTCGCCGTTCTTAAGCTGCTCCTCGGTCAGATTCTTGAGCACCGGGATCGTCTGACCGAGTCGCCCCGTCGTGCCCGAGTAGGTAATCCCTAGCTGATGCACCGCCGTCTCAAGGCTCTCGCCCGTCGCCGAGGCAAGGTCTGCCGCGGTTTTGACCAGCTGCTTGGCCTGGTCGTTCGAAAGGCCGAAGCTTTTGGCAACGGCCAGCTGGCTCAGCGCGGCGTCGTCGCTGAATTTGGAGGTCGCCTCTAGCTGGTCGGCAAAGGCCGAGAAGTCATCGAGCGCAGCCTGGGAGAATTCTCCGGTCTGCTTCATCGCCGTCGCGAGCCGGGTAAGCTCCTGCTCCTGGTCGGCGGCGCCCTTGATCGAGTCGGCAAAGAAGTCTTTGACCTTGCCGGCAGCCAGGAACCCAAGCGCCGCGGCGCCAACCGCCTTCAGCTGGTTAAACGACGACTCAATGCTGCCCGTCGACCGAGCGGCTTCCTTCTCAAAGGTCTGAAGCTGCTGAAGCGCATCTTTGACCTGGACAAGGATTTCTAGTGAGACTGCGTTTTCACCCGCCAAAGCCCTACTCCGTCTTTTTCAGCGCATCCCGTTTGTCTTTGAGCCGCTCGAGCTCGGCCTCGATGATCAGGAAATGCTCGGCCTTATCCGCCGGAAGATCGTTCCAAGGTGACCAGAACCCAAGCTTTGCAAGCCTTTTTCTCGCTATGTACTCGTCAACCACGTGCGAGGCGGAGTTTCTGAAGGAGCCGCCATAAAAGACCGCCGTAACGGCTTGCTTCAGGTCGTCGGTGAAACTCCCGCCCTGTGCTTTCCCACGAGCCGGGTCGCGATCTCGGTAATGACCGGGACCATGTCGCTGTCGACGTTGAGGTCGTCGAACGACTTAAACTCGAAGCCATCGTCAAGGCGCTTGATGGCGACCTCGGCGATGAAATTTGGAACCTGGCGCGCGATTTTGCGCATGAAGGTGATGCCGTTTTTCTCGGCGCCCTCCTCCATGTCCATTCCCTCGTAGAACCCGAGGCGCTCGTCGTAGGTCGGCGTCCGGTAGGTGACCGTGCCGGCGTATTCGGCGGCTACTTCTTTGCCCGTCTCGTCAACCTTGGGCTTACAAACCGATGGCTCAAACGTGACTTTCATCGCGGTTATCTCCAGTTTTTGGGTTGGGGTTGGCGGGCAGTTTATGAGGCCATGCCCAGGGCCTGTCGTTTACAGCTGGCCGAGGTACGCTTCGCCGTTGCCGCTCGAATCGACAAAGGCCGTGCCTTCAAATTCGAGGGCGGCAAGGCCGTTGTCCTCGGAGACCGAGAAACTCGTGATCGACATGGTCGGGACATAGCAATACATCGTTTCGCCAGGCACCCAGTTACCGCCCGATTTCCTGCCCCAGACGTAGAGGAACCTGGTCGTCGTCCCCTCGCGGAAGCGGCTGTAGGCGTCGGAGTCAAACTTGGCGAGCAGTGCCTTGCCCTTCACCGTGACGGTGCGGCCCGTAATCAGCGAGCTTGCGTTGCCGCTTTCCGAGCAGACCGACTTGTTCACGCCGCGGTCGAAGGCCCAGTCGATGTTGATCGAGGAGGCTTCGAAGTTGACGTTATCAGTGGAGTCACCTAGGTAGCAGACACCCGATTTCGCGGTCGCCGGGTCGGCGTTGTCGAGCGTCGGCGTATAGGGCGAGGCGAACGATAGGGCGTTGTCGCCCGTATAGGTGACAGCCCCCGTGTCATCGGCCGAGACGACAAAGCCGAGCTTGGCGCCGATCGTATTGGCAGTGTTCGTGCCCGTGCTCCAAAGGAGCGAGAACGTGGCGTTGTCGGAGGCAATCGTATACTTACCGGTCGCCTTGTCGTAGGTGACGGTGTGGACGTTGCCGGAGTTGGCTGCATCCATGGCGTCGGCCAGGGCGTCGGCAAGCTCTTTCGGGTCTTTGTAGGTCTTCGCCGTAACCTGCGCGGCATAGTCGGTCGAGCCGTCGGTGAAGTCGAGGTAGGTCTCGCTCGCCCCGATGGTGACCGGGTTAAAGTAGGCGCCAAGGCCCGCCAGCGAGATGCTGCCGTTGATGAATTGGCCAGCCTGCGCGGCGATGCCGATCGCCGTGACGCGGCAGCCAGCCACGCACTGGGTCGCGCCGCCATTGCCGAGGTAGCGCCAAAGGCTGAGCGTTTGATGGCCGGTATCGGCCGGCTTATAGAGGACGCATTTCCCGGTGCTGACACCCGAGGCCGGAGCAGTCTTCAGCTTAAAGGCCGGCGTGATGTCGTCGGTCGCGACACTGTGGACAACCGCGACCTCCCAGGCCGCGTTGGCGTGTTTCAGCAGCATGCCTTGGCCGCGCTGGAAGTGCGACCCCGCGCTAGCTGCCATCTTGATGAGGGACTGGGTCGACGATGCCGTCGTCAAGTATGCGGTTCCGGCGACAACTTCTGTCCCGATACCGGCTTTGAGGAGATCGTTATAGTCGGGAGCCGTGCCCTCGGTGCCGCTGCCGCGCATGTAGTGGGAGCCCGAGACGGTCGGGTTCTCGGCGCCGATCGACGGCTTGGCCTTGCCGATCGAGGAGCGAAGCTCGGCGTTCTCGTTTTTATCGACGGCATAGGCGATTTGGAAGTCGCCCTGCATCGCGGTGTACTGCGTGGCTCCCGATGGCTCGACCGGGGTTCCCTCGGTCGTCTCGGGCACTACCGCCAAAACGCTGGATTTAACGACAATAGAGCTCACGAGGCTCCCCCTTTAAGAGAGTGTTTCTTGATAAAGCACGCTGAAATTGATGCTGATGCTGATGAAGCGGCCGGTCTCGCCGCTCAGGTACTGGACTCCCGAGTCCCCGGTATAGTCGACCTTTGCGCAAACGCCGCCGAGCGAGAGGTCAAGCTCGATGGCGTTCTCGAGCGCGATGAAATCCTCGAGCAGGGCCTTCTCAATAGAGCCGTGCCCGGTCGCATCCTGCTCAAGGGCAGTGACCTGGTTGACGAGCAGCACGTTGAAATTGCGCTCGCGCCCCCTGACCATGCCGGTCGAGGACTCAGTCTCTTGCCCGCTCCCAACCGAGACGCCAAAGCCCTTCATGAGTACTAGCTGGCTCGCCGTGCGTTCAACCAAGTAGGGGTTGGCGATGCGGCGATAGCCCGTCAGCGTCGTGCCGACTAGCGCGACGAGGGCGTCGTAGATTTGAGAGACCTTGGTCGTCACGGTCACCTGGTCATAAACGTTTGGCTATAGGCCTTGTCGCGCGGGCTAAGCTGCCCGTCCTGATCGACGTCGACCCGGAAAAAGTCGCGGTTCATAGCCGCTTTGTAGTCTTTGGCTGCAGCTTCACGACGCGCGTCAAATGCCGAACCCAGGCCGCGGTAGACGAGCTCAGCGACCTTGTGGCAGCTGGGCTCAAGGAACCGCGTCCAGTCGAAAATCTGCCCGCGCGCGAGGATGATCTTTTTCGCCATGAGCTCGCGGATGATGATCTCCGCAGCCATGTAGGCTTGCTCGTTCCAATCGGACTTCGCCGCGCCGGCCCCATAGGCCGTCATGACGTCCGAGCTTTTGAGGTCCGGGTAGTAGCTAAAGAGCGCAGTGTCATCGCTGAACTTTTGGCCGAGATATTTGAGCGTCGTCGAGGCGTTGAGGTCGGCCGACCACTTGAGCCGCGCCCAATACATCCAGTAGATTTCAGCCGTGACGCCGAGCGCCGAATACTGCGCTGGCCGGTCGATCAGGTCCCAGCCCTTAAAGATGTCGGTCGACCAGCTGATACGTCCGGACTCAGCGAGCGAGGCGCCGGCGGCCGCGGTATCGTCAATGACATCGACCGCTGCATGCCAAGCTACGCCCCAAAAGATATCAACCGACGCGACCGAGGCCTGATCATTCGCCGTCCCAACCTCAAAGTAGAGGTTGTTAAACGGCTTCTCGCTTCCGAGGTAGAGGTATTGGCCCGCCTGGTAGGCGAACGTATACGCTCCCGTTCGGAAGTCATTAATGGTTTGGCTGATGTCAGTCGTGCCGTGCAGCACGCGCTGGATCGAAAACATCCTTGTTTTCCTTCAGGGGCAAGGCCATCCTGGCCCTGGTTGGGCGGGAATTGACCGAGGCGCCCTAACGGTACCCCGGTCAACCCCCAACCCCCTGGAGACTTGGCTAGCGACGGAGACTAGCCTCGCCTTTTCTTCAGAGCTTCATGACCTCAAGGGTCACGACGATCTTGCCGGCGGTCAGCGCCGCTGTGCCGATCGTCATGAGCACGTAGTCGCCGGCAGCAATCTTGGCCGGGAAGGCGACGACGTTCGGCGTGCCTTCGACCACGTCCGGGGCGATGAGGGCATTGTCCGTCAGGTTCGCAACGGCGCCGGTCGTCGTGCCGAAAAGGAGGTCATCGTTCCCGGTGATGCCAATTTTGACGGTCGCCGAGCCGCCCGAGGTGCAGGCCGTTTTAACGACTGCATGCGCCGCGGTGATGACAAGCGCGTCCTGAGCCTTCATCAGGTTGATGACGCCCGTTGCGCCGCCATCGACTGCGAAGTCATAGGTGACCTGGACGATTTCTTTTTTGCCGGTGAACGGGTAGCCCACCGTTTTCATGCCGACTGCATTCGTAGTCATGCGTTAACCCCCTCCATGGGATCAAATGCGTGAAGCCGGGGCGCATCGTGCGCCCGCGGCCGGATGGTTCGTTCGCCTTTAGTTGGTGACGCGGATGTGCTTGACGTTGCCTTGGATGCCGAGCGCGGCGCCAAAGACGATGTCGACCGACATCTTGTAACCAAACTTGCCCTGGCCATGCAGGTCAGAGATTTTCACCTGAACGGCTTGTTGCTCCACGTAGTGGAGGAAGTCCGGGTGGGCGAAGATCGCGTAGCTGCCGGTGCGGCTGTTGTCTTCATAGGCATTGAAGCCCATGAGCTTCCGCGCTTTTTGACCAGCAACAAGCGGCTGGTCGTCGACAAAGAGGCTCGACGACAGGGTCGAGTTGGTCAGCGTGCCAGCCCAGTAGGCGGGCGACATGAGCGCGAACCAGCTACCGTCCTGCGCCCAAAGGGCTTCACCAGCCAATTGGCGGATCGAGCCAAGCTCGGTTGTGCCAATGGACGAGGTGCCGGCAAGGTCATGGTCCGGCGAGCTCGTCGACGGCGAGACAAGCGAGTAGAGGTAGTCATTGATTTGCTTTTCGATTGCGAACAGCATGGTGTCCTGCACCTTTTGCTGGTCGATTTGCGACTGAAGCTCAACCAGGTCGGAGAATTCAAGCGCGGCGACGGCACGTTTGTTCGCCGTGACCGAGATTTGGGTCGTCGCGAGCTGCTCGGTGTCAAACGTGTCGGCGTTGGTGCCGACCGTCAGGAGCTCGCCTTCCATATCGACGATCTGGCTCACCTTGACGGTGTCTCCGCCTTTGGTGATTGCGCCTTGGTATTGCTTATTGACCAGCTTCGCCAGCATGTGTACTTCGCGCAAGCGCTTGGTGAACACCGGGCTCCAGTAGGTTTGGATCTGATTCTGGACGACGGCCAAATCGGTCGTAGACATTTAACCCCTCCCTGGGTTTTTGCATCGGCCTTCCATGGCCTTTTGCGGTTTAGCCCTCGACAATCTGCGAAGGCTTCCATTTTTTCATCTCTGCCGAGGTCGGTAGCTTTTCCCACTCGGACCTAAGGATCGTTCCCGGCGTTCCGCCTGCCGCTCCTGGATGCTTGTTGGGAAGCCCTGGTCCGCCTGTTCCCTTGATGATCTCGGGATAGCTTGTCTTCAGCTTCTCAACCGCCTTGGTGACCGACATCTTGTCGACGGCGCCCGTGTCCGGGTCGATCGCAACAAGATCGAGGGCTGTATTCGCCACGAGGTCAAACCACTTATCCTCGATCGTCCCGCCCGCTGCGCTGAGAATTGCAGCCATCTTGCGGCGGCCTTTCTCCTGCTCGTCGAAGGTTTTCAGCTTTCCTTCGGCTGCCTCGCGAGCTTGACGCTCTTGCTCGAGGAGCTTTTTGTACTCGCCTTTTTCCTCTAACTCTTTTTGCTCACGGGATTTTTTCTCTTCGAGCAGACGGTCAAGCTCAGCCTGAACCTTCTTTTTCTCGTCGAGAAGCTGACGATGAGTGTCGTAGCTGACGGTGCGTTTACCGCCTTCTTCGCCACCTTTTTGGCCGCCGTCGCCCTCAGGGCTCGGGGTCTCCCCCACAGGAGGAGTGTTGGCTTGGTCTGTCATGATGTTCTCCGTAGATTGGGTTGAATGTCAAGAGAGGCGACGATTTTTCTGAAGGTCGCCAAATTTATTCCTGTAGAAGCGGCGCAGCTGTTCGGCTTCCGGATGCGACAGCGCGAGGAATGGCCGCCCGCTGTCGGCAACAAACTGCGCGACCGCGGCGTTGCTACCGCCGCCCTTGCGCGTGCCTGTCGGGCCGATGACAACCGAGCCCGCGTCGATCTTGATGACGGCGAGCGAATCGAGCAGCTGGCCGGTAAACGTCAGGTTGGAGCGGCCAGGCGAGGTGAATTCGCTTAGCTTGCGGTCGCGCTTACGCCGGCTGACGTAGCCCGCGGAAAGCTCCGGCAGCTTAAAGCGCTCGGCTGTGCCGTTGGTGCCGGCGGGGACGCCGTAGCCAAGGCGCGTCCTTTTTTGGATGATGGCAATTGCCTGCTCGGCCATGGGACGTAGCGCCTCTTGTTTGGCGGCGTCTTTGAGCAGGGCCTGGATCTTGCCGGTGAAGTTTTTGAGGTCGTTTTGGGCGGTCATTCTGCCTCCAGAGCAGCTACCGCTTTATCCAGGTCCTCATCGAATTTCTTATGGACGTCGCAGTAGCAGCTATCATCGCACCAACAATCTCGCCAAAGATCCTTGCGACGCTTCGCGATTTCGGCGATAGCCATCAACTTCGCCCGATCAGCCTTGAGAAATTCAATCTCATTGCAAGCCGCACGCAGCGTCATGCCGATCCGATAAAATTCCTTGTCCCCGGGCTCACAGAAGTCGAGGAAATCGTCGGCCAGCTTTCGCGCCTTCGGAATGTCGAATTTCAATTCCCTCATTCGCCCTCCCCCTTAGGCCCACCGTAGTGGATCAGTATCCGCGCAAGGTCCTCGTCAGCGATGCCAAGGAAGTCCCGCGCCTTGCGCCGGTTCGGGCTTCCGCCGTAGCTGCCGGTTATGTTCCCGTCCGCCCGGTCGTTCTCGGGTGTGCCGTTCTCAAAGCCGATAAGCAGCCGTCCCTTCGTATGCGAGAGCAGCGAGAGCGACGCCATCATGTCGCCTGATAGCTGGAGGTCGACGTTCTTGCCCTTGCCGGCGACCTTGAAATCAAGCGACTGCATGTAGGACTTCGAGTAGGGCGGAAACTTCCGGTTGTCCTTGTCGAGCCCGCTGTCGGTCCGGCGCCGGATGAATTCGATAATATCGTCCGCAAGCTGGGCGCGGTCGTCCGGCCCAAGCCATTCGGGGACTTCGATTCCTACGCGGCGCCATTTGGGGGGCATTAGTCCTCCAGGCCGAGCTTGCGGGCAAGCTTGCGAACATTTTCTGAACCACCATAGGTCCAGCTCAATTCGTTAACTGCCCGCCAAAATTGACTCCGCGTGACCGTTACTCCAGGATCTTGAATCTCCCAGGTGTCGCATGTCCAATCGCTCTTTCTCGGATACATTGAGCCCGCTATATTCTGCGGTCCCGCTGACCAAACCAGAAGACCGTCGTCGCTCATGGTCATCCATACGCATCCAGGGTCGGAGCGAAACGGCCGTCCGCTTTTGATCGCATCAATGAGATTCACGCCGCACCTCCGAACCCGTTACCGCCCTGGGGCTCAGGCGCTTTCGGCACCGACGTCGGCCTAAGCGGATCGGCCGCTACGTCCGTCATCAGCTGGTCGATCTCTTTATCCGTCGCGAGCGGGTTGAGCTTTTTCACCGCGCTGCGCGTATCGATAAAGCCCGCGTCGCGCTCCGTCTTAAGGTCGGCGACGACCTGACCGCGGCTTGAGGTCGGAAGCTGCAGGTTAAAGACCGTCTCAACCTTGGCGTCGGGCGTGAACAGCGCCGTCGTGCCGATGACGCCTTGCTGGACCCAGACCGGGTGCATGACGTGCATGACCAAGTCCCAAACGCGCGCCTCGACAGCGCCCATCACATCGACCTGATTTTGGCGAAGCTCAACCGTGTCCATTTCGTCGATCATCTTCGAGATGCCCGAGGCGAAGTTATCCTTAGTCAGCTGGCCGACTGAGCCGGGGCGGATGCCGCGGCTATTGAGCCAGAGCGCCAGCTGCGTCTGGATAAGCGTCAGGACGGGCTCAATCTCGACCGAAGGCTTGATAACGCCGATCTCGGGCTTGCCGTCGGTTGTTGGATCCTGCTTGAACGGCCACAAGGCATTTGGCGCCATCTTGAGATTCTGGAAGTCCACGTTGATCCCGTAGAGAATCGAGAACGCCTGGAACATGACCGCGTAGTTCAGATCGGCAAAGAGCAGCGGGATGAGCTTCGTCATCGCCAGCATGTCGGTATCGGGCGTGGGCATGAGGCGGCGCTTGGAAGCCGGCTGGTAGACAAAGGGCAGTACGCCGAAGGGGTTTACGCCCTCGGGGTTTTGGGCCGCAGCCATTTCGGCGTGGTTGATCTCCTCTTTGTCATTGAAGATCAAAAATTCGGTATCGCTGTAGGCCGTATATTCGACCGTGCCGTCCCCTTGGCAGGCAACGGTGACGAGCTCGGTCGGAGTCATCGGGTCGACGGCGTCGGTCGAGCGGACGAAAAACTTATCGTTCGGGAGTACGCGTAGGCGCGGGACGCCCTTATGCACGAAGGGCTGGATCGCAAAGCCCTTGCAGAGGTTGAGCATCTCGACGGCTTCCATGAAGACGCCGTTCGGGTTGATGTGCGCCGAGTACCAGGCGAAAAGCTCGTCGTCCTGCCCTGAGCCGGTGATGCGGCGCGCGGGCGCCGGCTGGTAGATCGGGCTCATCTTGTCGATGAGCTTGCGCATCAGGTTGATGGGCGCGACGCGGTGCCGGCACTGCTCGTAGGACTGCTCCGAGAGTTGGCGCTTTAGGTCGGCCAGCACGTGCGGGAGCAGATTCCCCTCAAAAATATCGATCAGGCAGGCGTTATGGGTCAGGATGTCCTTGACGGCGGCATAGGCATCGCGAATCGCCTTCATCTCTTGAAAGAGCGTCATAGTTGCACCATTCCTTGGCGTTTTGTATTGGCAACGGCCAGCGTCATCATGATGCCGTAGCCGATGGCCGTGGTTACGTGCTGGAAGTCTTTCGAGTCGTCCTCGATATAGTCCGCGCCCTTTTTGAGGCGGACTAGCCGCATACCCTCGTCAGCCTTTTTGCAGCCCTTGTAGAGGTAGAGCCGGCAATCGCCCACGTCGTTCTTGCAGTAGGCGTTGACGCGGTTGTGACGCGTCCGAACCGGCGGGTTGGAGAGCGGGACCTTATAGTCGACCCGCTTCCCGCGCGCGCCGAGCTCGTGACGGATGATGTCGTAGTCCGAACGCGAGGACCGCGTGTCCTTGTGTTTCCCCGCCGCGTCGCCCGTCAGGCCGAACTGGTCGGCAACGTCCAGTGCCCCGCGCGCATCCCACTCCTCGATGACGTCCGCCGTGCGCACGCCTTCGACGACGCACTCGTTAAAGAAGTGGAAGGTGCCATCAATGTACTGGAACATGATGGCCGACATGGGCTTGCCGTCGCCGATGTTGAAGTCGAACGTCAGCCAAACCGGATGGGCCTTGTCGACGACATAGTCGGTGTTTTTCCGCCATTGCCGCGCCGAATCGTACTCGTAGTAGACGACCTCGCTATGGAGCTCGATCCATTGGCCCTTGAGGTAGCGCAGGGCCTCCTTAGGCGAGAGGTCGCGGCGCAGCTGCTCGAGGTAGGCCGGGTCGAGGAACGGGTTTTGTTCAGTAAGCGAGTAGAATACCCGGCGCGTCGGATGCACCTCGGTCAGGTTCGGCTCGACGAAATAGCGGTAGACCCAATGCGTCGGCGGGCCGGGGTTGGTCGCGGCGATCAGCAGATTCTCGGGGATGCCCGGGATACGGCGCAGGCGCGCCTTTAGCTGCTTAAAGGCCTCATAGTCGTCCTCGTCGTTCTCGACAATCTCCTCGAAGGCCAGGAGCGAAAACTTCCGGGAGCGGAATTTCATGTATCGCTTGTCGCCCCAAAAGCACGGCTCGATGGCCGAGCTATTGGCGAAGCGAATCCGAAGCTCCGAGAGGTTGATCCAATAGTCGCGGCCGAGCACCAGGTCGTCGGCGACATGGTCCAGGATCTCTTTCCAGACCGTCTTTTTGATGTCGTCCCGAGCGCGGCGGCAGATGCCGGCGACAGCGCCCGGGTAGAGAAGGCAGTGGGTCACAACCAAGTGGGCGATCAGCGTCGACTTGGCCGATCCGTAGGCGCCTGAGAGGAGGACCTCGAGGTTACCGGCCGAGTAGTCGAAGTCGGTGCGCACGAGGTCGATCACCTCGCGCTGGTATGGGATGACCTCGGGGTCAAACCCGCAGAGGGTTGGCGTGGACGTGGGGAGTTGAAGGACAGCGCTCATTGTGCTATGCCCTCCCCACTATGGGGCTTTGGGACATACAACCGCGCGTTCCGCTTCTACCCTGCCCATTCTGCGGCTCAGCTGATCTCGAATGCGAGAAGGGCTGGTTCGAGGGCACGAGCGAGCAAATAACGGTCAGATGCAAGGGCTGCCAAGTATTGGCCTGGGTCGATGGCGCGCTTGAGGACGGCACCCTCCCCGATTGGGAAGCGAAGTGGAACCGGCGAGCCAAATGAAGGGCAGCGCTCACGCGTCCCCCTTCGCCGGTGGCCCGACCTTCTTGGCGTAGGCAAGCTGCAGCGCACCGCGCTCGTCGGTGCCGAAGTCATCCTCGCGCCAGCCTTCCCGGACCTTCACCCAAAAGATCGTGGCGGCGACGTGCTTGCCGCTGGTCGCCATCTTGTAGAGCGCCTGGAGGACGGCAGCCGAACCCCTGGCGCGGCCTTTTGATAATGCCTCACGAAGCTCGGGCTGGTCGGCCTGCCGACGGTCGAACGTCGCCTTGGACATGCCGAGCACCGAGGCGATTTGCTCGACCTTGAGGCCATAGCCTGCCAAGACTTCGACTTGGGCGATTTCCTTGGCGTCGAGCATGCGCGTTTCACGCGACATTCGACAACCCCCTCGAAAAGTCTTGTTTTCCTAATGGAATCGACATGTTCCGAGGCGGAAAACGACTCGACAAAATTGAGCTATTTTTATACAAATAGCTGATTTTATTGGAGGTTTTATGGATATCAAGACGATGCGGATCAAAAAAATCTATTTCGACGCCATTCTCGATGGCTCGAAACGCATCGAATACCGAGCGGTGAAGCCCTATTACGGATGGCTCGAGACAATTCCGACGCCTTTCTTGCTCCGCCTGCATTATCAAAAGCGGACAGCGCTCACGGTAATCGTCGAAGAGGTGAATCGAATCACTCGACCGCGATTCGTCGACGAGAAGTTCGTCCCCACCCGATTTGTCTGGGCTCTTTCGCTTGGACAGGTGATCGCCCGCCATTAAGCCCGCCTTTCGTCCATGGACGGACGCCAAACGAAATCGAAATGATAAGTGGTCGTTTTGTGACGGAATGCATTGACGCGTTCAGCACCCTGCCCCGATTTCAAATTTCGACCGACTTTTGGTTTGCGAATCGGTCTGTCGATGTTCGTGCAACGCCACAATCCCGCTTGACGCGCCATCGCTTTATAAATCGGCAGACTAGAAAATTTCGCCTTTACCGCGAATCCTCGACGAATCATTTCCTTCGACGTTTCATTGATCAAATGGATGCCGAGCCCGAGACCTGCATAATCCGGATGGATTACCGTTCTGTTCGAAAAAAATGTTTTGTGGTCGCCGATTATGTATGCGGCGAAACACTGAAAACCGATTTGATTAACGCCCTCAAAGAGACCGAACGTGTAAATCCGCCCGCCTGGCAAACGATCGCTCAAATAATGATATTTGCTAAAATACGGCCAGGTCGCGCGACCGACTTCGGCGACGTCGAATCGAAGTCGGTCGGAGCGTTCAAAGCTTCCAACCATACTCCTTCGGTCTTCATACGTTTGTTTGTTGCAGTCGATCACCCAATCCGGGTTCAGCCACTCGATTACGTCGTAATGGCAACTATTCAGAATGATTCGGCGATCGCTGCGACGTGCGTGTTTTTGCACGCAGTGACTCATTACCTTGGCGACCGTCCGATCGACGACCGAGGTCCATTCATCGATGCAGATCGTCTCGCGGTCGGTCCGCGCCATCGCGAGCGCGGCTTCGGCGCGGGCTCGCTGGCCGTTCGATAGCGTATAAACCGGACGTATCCAACACGGGACCGAGGTCAACCCGATACCCGAAAGGGCCGCGGCGCAGGCGTCATAGTCCATATCGGCAGGAAATTGCTCGATCACAGGAAGCGCCGGGTCGATATCGATATGAAAGCAATCATCGCCGAAAATCTGTTTCGCGAGCGTCGTCTTGCCCGAACCCGAGGCACCGACGATCAGACCAACATTGAACGGCTTCGCGAGATCAGCCGACACCGCGAGGTGATGCTTCGATTTCTTCTCGGTATCGATATCGAGGCTATTGGCTGCCTTCTGACACCGGAACGTCGTGAAGACCGGCGATTCGAGGTGGACTACATAATTTTGCATTCGATCCCCCGACTCTGCATTTCCTCGAAGAGCTCTCGTTGCTGGTCTTCATCCGCGCACTGAAGGACCAGAAGAAATTCGGTTGGCGGCGTCACGCCGGGGGATGGCGACTCTTCGACAGGCTGAAGACCAAGTAGCCCCGCGAGTTCGCCATCATTCATGCCGAGAAGCGTCAGATCGAAGCCTTCAATCGAAAGCTCCTGAAGCTCGAGGGAGAGCATGTTGGCGTCCCAACCAGCATTCAGCGCGAGCCGGTTGTCGGCGATTACATAGGCACGGCGCTGCGTCTCAGTAAGGTGCCCAAGCCGAATGCAGGGGACGAAAACCTGCCCGCCGGTGACTGGGAGCCCGGGGATGGGCAAGCATCTTTCACCGTTTTCGTCCTTGAAGCCCGAAAGGACCTGCTTCATGGTCAGGCGGCCGACGGCCAGTGCCCGGCCGTGGCCGGCGATGATGTCATTTTCGGGAGAAATCAGGATGGGATTTGTAAATCCAAATTCCCTGATCGATCCGGCTATCTGCGCAACTTGCGCCTCGTCATGTGTCCTGCTGTTCCGCGCATAGGGCAAAAGCGCAGAAAGCGGCAGGTACTCCACGCGGAGGTCGGTGGTAGTTTCGGCCATCCTAGCCTTCACGCCAGCGTCCGTGCCGGCGTCCTCGGGGTTTCAGGTGCTCTTGAACAGAGCCATCTCAATCCGCTCGAGTCTCTCGCCGTGCGAGTCCGTCTTGGTCGCGATCACGGCTACGGTCGTCTTCAGCGAGTTGATGTCTTTGGCGATGCGGCCGAGGTGCTTTACGGCCCGGCTCAGAAGCAGGCCCCCGGCGGCCATGACGGCGTGGATATAATCCGCGTCATTCAGCGAATGGAGGAGGTCCTGCATCCCTTTTGCCTAATAAAAGGGCACGAAGCGTCTGGCCCGTCCGGCCGGCGTTGTCGTCCCCTGAAACCAAAGAAAAAGTGTGTCGCTGAGTTGGGTTGAGTTAGCTCAGATGTGAGTGTGTCTTGAAATTCATACACACGCAAATAGGCGTGACGATAGCATGCGAAGAACGATGAAGATGACGTTTGCTCGGGAAAAACCCGTCAAACAGCCCGAGGTAGCGGCGGTGAAAATCGGGGCCAAATCGGGGCCACGACATATAGATATCTGGCATGTTTTAGGACGACAATGACGATGCGGAAAATCGGCTCAAACCATTGGGGCTCTAGGTCAAGATGCTGATTGGACTAGCCTTGTCGGGGATAGTCCGAGCCGGCTGGCAGCCGGCTTCTGACATTGCTTTTTACTGGCGATTCTAGCCGGTTGCGTCTTTGCCGGACGCTTCCGGGGCCAAATCGGGGCCACTCTCTTTTGCCGGCGGGCAGAGCCTATCGGTCGCCTCCCTAAGGTAGCCAGGGGCAAGGTGCAGGTAGCGCAGCGTCATCTTAAACGACGCGTGCCTCATCAGGCGCTGCAGCGCGTAAGGGTCGACGCCCTCCATGGCGAGCGTGCTCGCAAAGGTATGGCGCAGGTCGTGGAAGCGAATCTGTCGGGTGCCCGTCGCATCGCATAGTGCCCGAAGTTTACGCACCGCTTGCCTAAGCTCATCGGCGTCAAACACCCGGTCGGTTGGGCGCTTGAGTGCCGCCGGCCGAAGCGCCTCGGCGGCGCGGTCGTTCATCGGGATGTGCTCGGCTCTCCCGCCCTTGGTCCTCCCGGTGCCTTTCTTCAGCTTGAAGTTATAGCCCCGGCTAACCAGGATCAGGCGGCGCTCGAAGTCGAGATCCCCCCGCGTGAGCCCTGCGATTTCCCCGCGCCTCAGCCCGGAGAAGACCGCAAGCTGGACGACCCTTGTAAACTCTGGGTCCAGCTGCCTTGCGAACCTCAGGAACCTGTCGCGCTCCTCGGGCATCCAGTAGTCGACGGCTTGCTCGCCGAGCTTAAGCCGCTTGACCGACTGGAATGGGTTGACTGGGATAAGCTCCCAATCGACCGCCGTCGCCAAGATTTTCTTGGCCAGCCCGAGGATGTTATTGACCGACTTTGGCTTGAGCGGACGTTTGTTGCGCCCGTCGCTCGACGTGCTAAGCTTCACTTTCAGGTCTTGGAGGTCTTTTTTGCTGAGATCCGACAACCTGACCGATCCAAAAGCGGGATTGAGATAGAGATCAATCACGCTTTTGTCCTCCCGGTGCTGACTTTCCGCCTTCTCAAGCTTGCAGTACTCAGCCAACCAACGCCCGGCAAATGCCTCGAAAGTGACCTTGCATTTCGGCGCTGCGCTTGGCTCAAATTTGCCATGAAGCAGGCCCGCCTCGAACCGTTCGGCGAGTAGCTTCGTCGGGAAAGACTTCGAGTGTCGTCGGCCCTTGTCGCGCCAACGCACTCGCCATGTTCCGTCTGCGGTTTTATGTGCCACGTTTTAAGAAACTCCTTTTTCTAAAAGGAGCCGACATCCGCATTGTCAATTGTCATCGTCAAACGCGGGCACGTCGCTGAGCAGCTTCTCTACGTCGCTGCGGCGGAAGAGCAGGCGCTTTTGCATGATTCGCTTGGCTGGCTGGAGCCGGCGAACATACACGAGCTGCCTGATATTCCCGACCGTGCAATGCAGAAGGGCCGCAGCCTCCCGCGTTGTGATGAGTGGGTCTATTTGGTTTTCAATGAGCGCGTGTTTCGCCGTATTTTCCATGTTTTGCACTCGAATTCCCAATGGTTCTATGTTGCCGATTCTTCGGGGATTTTTGCCTATGCACCTCGTCGCCTCGCCTTCGCCGCGGCCATAAGCCGCTCCTTCTCCCGCTCGAGTACCCCCTCGACCCAAGCCGGCTTGACCTTCATCCGCACTGCGATCTCGTCGATGCTAAGCCCGTGCGCGAATAGCTGCGCCGCAATGCGCTGCTCGTTTTGACGCGCGATAATTGATTCGTCGTCGGGATGGGTCATGACTTCCGCCCCGACCGACATCTCATAATTTTACCGAGGAGTTTTTTTCGTTCCAAATAGGCAAATGATTGGGCGCGTACTTTTACGATTTTGGGATCATCGCAAAGCCCTGTCGCGAGATAGAGCCTTTTGAGCAGCATGGCCAAATCGTCGCGCTGCGCTCTCAAGCCCTTTGCCTCGTCATTCTTCTCGGCAAAGCGTTTCAACGCGAGTTCGCATGTCCTTAGCAAGCCGTCGATAACGTCGCCATGGGTCGGCATGTCGGGATCGCGTCTGTCCTCGATTGCATCGAAAACCTCTTTCGTCACCTTGATCGTCATCATTTTGCTCATCGCTCAGCCTCACAGCGGAAATCGAGGAGCGCATCGATCAGCTCCTCCATGTTCTGTTTCGGGATCGCGATATAGCCCGGCTCCCTCGGAAGGGCGCAACACGCGATGGCCTGAGCCGCGTTGGCGAGCCTAACTGCCACGGCTTGATGCTTAAGGCGAGCGCGCCAAGAGTCGATGACCGACCATGCGAAAATCACGGTCGCGATGCAGCCGAGCACCGTTGGCCCATCCCAGTTATAGAATGTCTCAATCATGCTCCCTCCCTTCTCGGTTTTTTAAACAACGGGTCAGCAGGCCTAAGCCTGTCGTCGTCGGGGAAGTCGAACGCCTCCTTGTCGCGGGCGATCAGTTTCATGGCGCGCCAATACACCTGCGGGTTGATGCCGAGCAGCGCGCACGCCTGGAACGGGCTTATCCGCGGGTAGAGGCGGATAAGCTCGTGCACGGCGTCATAGGCGCGGCGCTCCTCGGAGCTGATGGCGGGTGGGTTGTCGTCGCGGTTATCTAGTCCCACGGTATCCGCCTCGAGCCTTCGGGTGCAGATGGCGTAAGTGGCACCTCGTAAAAGTGCCAATGGATCAATAGCGGCGAATTACGGAGATCGCGCGGGTCATGATCAAGCGGATTTTTAAAGTCGTCGGGCGTCGAAAATCTCTCTTTCTCGGTGAACAAATACCGACTGCCTTCGGGGATAACTTGTCCGTTCCTGAATTTTTGAACTGTAAAAAATGCCATTTTAATAGCGCCTCTCAAGCCAACGGCGATAAGTCTCAGGCTCCCAAGGGCGCAGCGTCCAGCCCTCATCGGCGAAAACTTCCGCCCATGTTCGCTCGCAGCTGCGCAGGTTTTCGAGGCCGGCATCGCACGTGCAGGCGAATTCGTCCGTATCGCCCTCACGGTCGGCCTTGAAAAAGCCTGTGTCCCAACATCGGGCGCAGTTGGGTTGTCGCGGTTCGGGCGCCGACGGGAATTCTCCGGCGGCGACACGCTCATGGTTTTCGAGAACCCACTTCAGCGTCGCGCGGAAGCCGCGGGGACACTGCT